GAAAAAACATGGGTTAAAGGGGGTAAACAAGCCAAAACGTACCCCCAGCCACCCGACTAAGTCACATATGGTGCTTGCGGCAGTCGGCCACGAAATGAAATTGATTAGATTTGGGCAGCAAGGCGTGCGGGGTGCGGGTAAAAACCCGAAAACCGCCAAAGATAAGGCCCGAAAGAAGAGTTACTACGCTCGCCACAACGCACAGGACGCCAAACCGTCAAAACTCAGTGCTCGGTACTGGTCACATCGCGTCAAATGGTGAGAAAAAAGTTTGCAGAATCGTATACTTAGTACTATTCTCCAAAAATCGTCAATCTAAACGATATTAGATCGTGTCGTACACGTTAAACCCGAACATCGCCTGTAAAGGCGTTAAACCTTCCGAGGTCGTACCTCGTTAAAGCAACGCTAGTTCGTCGCCTCACGATACGAGGAAACGGATTAGCCGCTCCAGAAGACGGCTACATATCGTACATGTTGTACGAAATTTAGTGTATTCGATTACAGGAGCTAATAATGGCTTTAACAAATTTTGGAACCCTTTCAGCAGGGCAGCTGACGGCATGGAGCCGCGAGTTTTGGCAAGTTGCACGCAACATGTCATTCGTAAACCAGTTCGCAGGAACTGGGCAAAACGCCATGATTCAACGGATCACCGAACTCACCAAGAATGAGAAAGGTACCAAGGCGATCATCACGTTGCTGGCGGACATGACCGGAGACGGTGTGACCGGCGATAACACGCTAGAAGGCAATGAAGAAGCCTTGCGTGCATACGATCTGACCATTGAGTTAGATCAGCTACGTTTCGCAAACCGCATTGCTGGTCGACTGACTGACCAGAAGACCGTGGTTAACTTCCGTGAGCAGTCTCGTGACGCACTTGCCTACGCAATGGCTGATCGTATCGACCAGCTGGCGTTCCTGACGCTATCCGGTCTTGCTTATACGCTCAAGACAAATGGTGGTCTGCGTACCACGTCCAGCACCACCGGTCTGGAACTGGTTGACCTTGAGTTTGCGTCAGATGTCTCTGCGCCTACCACCAACCGCCACCTCCGTGTGGATGTGTCTGGCGGTACGTCAACGCTTGCAGCTGGTGACACCACCGCTGTTACCGCTGATGACAAGATCGCGTACCGCGACATTGTGAACCTCAAAGCCTTCGCCAAAGATAACTTCATCCGTGGAATTCGTGGCGCAGGTAACGAAGAGACTTTCCACATGTTCGTCACCCCCCAGCAGATGGCAGACCTGAAGCTCGACTCCGACTTCTTGGCTAACGTCCGCAACGCGGGAGTACGTGGGCCAGCCAACGGCTTGTTCGCAGGAACCAGCAGCTTGATGGTAGACGGCGTGATGATCCACGAGTTCCGCCACGTCTTTGACACCTCGGGTGCAACGACGGGTAACTCTGGCAACGCTGGTGCCGCAGGCTACAAGTGGGGTGCTAACGCTAACGTCGTTGGTGCTCGTGCTCTGTTCTGTGGCGCTCAAGCTCTGGCAATGGCTGACATCGGTAACCCTGAGGTTGTTGAAGATACCTTCGACTACTCAAACCAAGCCGGTATCTCCATTGGCAAAATCTTTGGCCTTCGCAAGCCTAAGTACAACAGCGACTACAACGGTGGCGTTGAAGACTTTGGCGTCATTTGCCTAGACACCGCCCAATAAGCTCTCTCCAGTGCTTCCCCCCCTCTTCGGAGGGGGGTTTTTTAGGAGGACAGTATGGATCATCGACGCAAGATGCGGGATCGCAAGCCGAAGCGAATGACCGCTGCGGAGCGCAGAACGGGGCGCGATAGCCCAGCTGCACGACGCGCAGCAGCAAAAGCCAAAGTACGAAGCCGTCCTTCTGGGCCGACAAAGCCACAGAAGCCGCCTTCTTCCGCACCAAAGTCACCGCGCACTAAGTCTTCCACTACTCCTGCTAGTAAGGAGTCACTGCGTAAAGAGCGTCAGGCTAAAACGACGATGGCCGTCAACACGAGCAAAGTAACGGGTTCAAAGAAAACTAAGGGTGGCGAGTTTAAGACCTTCGCAAAAGGTAGTGCAGCCGCTAAGAATTTTCGACAGGCGTTTGCTGAAGCAAAGAGAGCAGGCAAGAAGACGTTCACTTGGAACGGCAAGCGATACACAACGGAGACTAAGTAATGGCTTATCACAAGAAAGGGATGACAAAGAAAGGGATGCCAAAGAAGCCAAAGAAGCCAAAGAAGCGTATGGCCTCTGCCCCGCGAAGGGCTGCTAGGAGCAGGAGAACGGGGTACTAACTATGAAAGTTACTTCAAGCGAAGACATTCGAGTCGCGTTGACAAGCGGATCAGTTGTGCTGTTTGCGGCTGGCGTAGAGCGTGAGGTATCCGAAGAAGTCGGACTTATCGCCCTGCAGATGGGCGCAAAAGAATCCAAAGGCTCTACAGCACCAGTGGTTGAGGAGCCAGAAGAGACCGATACCGCTGGAGACTTGATCATCATCATGGAACAGCTGATCGAAGACGGCGATCCGAAGAACTTCAAAGCGGACGGTAGCCCAAAGGCTAACGTCGTAAACAAGGCCGCTGGCCGAACAGTTTCTACTTCGGAACGCGAAGCTGCTTGGCAAGAGGCACTGAACTCATAGAGGTGAGTTATGGCTGTAACTGTTCAAAGCGTTATTGATCGCGTTCAGGCGATACTGCAGGACACCACCGGTATTCGCTGGCCTGTTGTCAGCGAGTTGGTTCTCTTTGTGAACGACGCTCAGCGCGAGGTTGCGTTACTCAAGCCAGATGCCAGTGCGGTAAATGCCACGGTCACTTTGGCAACAGGGACAAAACAGGATATACCCACCGCTGGGAATCGCCTGTTACGTGTTGTGCGTAACATGTCAGCTGCATCCGGTGGTACAGGTAAGCGATCAGTACGGTTGGTATCCAGAGATATTCTGGATTCGCAAACCCCTGATTGGCATGACCCTACTGTCAGCGGTGATGCAGCGCATACCAATATCATCAAACACTACGTCTACGATGAGCAGAACCCACGCAACTACTATGTGTATCCAGGGGTAGCAGGCAGTGCTTATGTAGAGATTGTGTATTCTGCTAATCCGACAACCGTCGCGCAGAACGGCAACTTATCCATACCGGACATTTTTGCTAACGCGGTAGCGGACTACGTGCTGTTTAGGGCCTACACCAAAGATGCCGAATACGCCGGAAATGTTCAGCGTGCCAGCACGCATTACAACCTCTTCATCAATTCGGTCACTGGTAAAGGCCAGATCGACATCATCACGTCGCCTAACAGTGATCTACAGCAAAATGTAACGCTGCCTTCGCAAGCGCAGGGGTAAGACATGGCGTCTTATGAGTCGTTGCTACCAGAGATCATCCCGATGGTATCAAGCTGCCCTGATACGCTGATTGAAAACAGCATCCGGTCAGCCACCATTGAGTTGTGTGAAAAGGCAAAGGTCTATCAGGTTGAACTAGATCCGATTACGGCGATAGCAAACCTGTTTGAGTATGACTTGGAACCGCCTTCAGGCACCGTGGTGCATGAAATTTTGTGGGCCACTTACGACGGAAAAGACCTAGAACCGATTACGTCGGCACTACTAGAGCAGCGGCTCCCACAGTGGCGGCAGTCTGGGAATCAAAGCACCCCTGAGTACTTCGTAAAACAGTCACAGAGCCTGTTTTATCTAGCCCCAGTACCAAACGAAACCAAGCCAGCAGCAGTGCTTGTACGGGCCATTGTGAAGCCCACACACACGTCTACGTCGTGCAGTAACGACGTTATGAATGATTACCGAGACACGATCATCAATGGTGCTTTGCTACGCCTGTTGCGATTGCCTGGGCGAGAGTTTACGGACTACGCCGCTGCGGGAGTCTACTCCGCACTGTTTAACGAAGGCATTGTTGAAGCGGAGAAGCGAGGCAGACAAACAGAAACCAGAGTAACTAGGAAGGTTGCCTATGGCGGACTCGGAAAAAATTATCGACTTACCAGAACGAAGTACTCCAGAGGTTGAACCAGTTATTGGTGACATTCGTCAAGACTGGGATCGTGTGCGTCTTGGTGTCGAGGCAATCCTACAGGCTAATCCGAAGCTGTCTTTCAGACCTGAGGATGTCTACGCCGAAGTGGTGGCGGGTCATGCGATCTATTGGAAAGCGCCTGAAGGATTTGTGGTTACGAGCATTGAGGTGGATGGATTCACATCCGAGAAGACCTTCTATATCTGGCTGGCTTGGTCAGAACGTAGAGGGCAGAAGAATGTCCTCAAGTATCAGGACTTCTTTAAGCGCGTTGCGCATGAAGTTGGAACAGTTGCGTTAGAGGTGAGAACTACGGTGCCTGATATGAAGGCATTGCTCACCACGACGGGCTGGCACATAGAAGACGTTGTTTACAGGTATAGGTTAGAAGATGGGTAGTAAACCGAAGAAACAAGAGTACCAAGCGACAGACGAAGAGAAGGCATCTGCATCGGTAGCAAAAGCGAATTACGACTTTTTCAAGCAGAACTATGCACCGCTGTTACGTGAGATGCGTGATCAAACACAGTCGCAAGATAATCGCCTTGCGCTTCGTGGTCGGGCAAATGCAGACACCATGCAAGCGCTGACTTCCCAGCCTACGTTCCAGCAGACACAGAATGTGTCCGGCGCTGGAGAGCTATCTCAGGCGCTCGGTGGGCAGCTTGGTGTTGCCGATGCGTCGGCTAAAAACATTCAAAACAAAGCCAGCAGTAACGTGCTGGGTATCGCACGCGGTCAGGCAGCGGACGCTCAAAGCGGTATGGCGCAAGCCTCTCGCCTAGCCACTAGCGAAGCATTGAACCGAGCAAGGGCTAATCAGCAAGTTCGTGGTGCGCGAAATGCTGCAGCAGGACAAATAGCTGGCGCAGCGCTACTAGCATACGACGAAAGGAAAAATCCTGAAGGTAATTCTTTGCTCAGTCGTGGGTTAGATGGACTTGGGAGGATTGGCTAGATGGCAGCGCGTGAGTACCTGGGTGACGATTCAGACAATACTGTTGGAACGGACACGTCCGGTCTTAATTCTGATATGAGTTTGTCAGAGGTTACTGATCCACGTCAGACTTATGCGTCAATTACGCGGGGTGAGTACAACGATTTCGTGCGCGACTTCCGCGACTTTGAGTTGGAGCAGATTGAACGCGCTCGTACAGACACATCGTTGATAGATGCAGCGCGTGAAGATTCTGCTATGGCAGGACAGATAGCAGGTCAGATAGCACAGCGTAATCTTTCTCGCTACGGCGGTCAGCTAACACCGGCTCAGCAACGTGCCCAGTCTCGCAGTTTGAATCGAAACACCACTTTGGGATCTATTCAGGCGCTCAGTGATGCACGCATTGCTCAGCGTGAAGCAAACCAAGCATTGCTTTCGGATCTCATCAACATCGGTCAAGGCGTAAACCGCGCATCTCAGACCCAGTTAGGTAGCGCAGCAGCTGATGCTAGCGCACGAGAGCAGGCATACAAAAACGCGAAGGCTCAATCTAAGGCACAGACGTATCAAACGGTTGGCAGCTTAGCTAGTGCAGCAATACTCGCGGCGTTTATTTAGGTGGTGCTATGAGCATTCTTGAAGGTTTAGCAGCAGGTATCAGGCAAGGTCAGAATTACGCTGGGGTTCGACAGCAACGACGCCTTGCTGAAGAGGAAAACAGACGCGCTGATCGCCGTCTTGAGTTGGATGAAAATCAGGACTCTAGGCTCGCTGCACAGAACCAACGTGCCATTGCTGTAGAGAGCGATGCTAATAGAGAACGAGACGCTAAGTTTGAGGATACACAGTTAGCGAGACGTCAGCGAGATGCGTCAAGGGTTTATAGCAATATGCTGGCAGACGGGTTTACCGAGATCGATGACGAGGGTTTTGTTGGTTTATCCGGCAGCTACAAGACTAAACTGTTAGACGGAGACGAGTTTGCACAGGGATATTTCTTACAGAAATTAAACTTTGCCAAGCGAGATTTTGTTCCGGCTGACTTCAAAGTAGATCGGATCAATCAGACGGTTGACCCTGAAACGGGAGAGCGGCTGTTTACGGTAGGCGGGTCTTATGAGGACGGACGCGGTGGTGTTCTAACAGAAAGCGGAGCTTCCGACGATTCTGCTGCAGGCAAACTATTCACTGAGCAGGAGTTATTCGGACTTGCGCGTACAGCGTTTCGCGGTACGGACGGGATATTACAGACCCAAACACAACAGTATGGGGGGTATGACCGCACCGCCTATCGGAATTCGATCAACTTAGGTCTGACGCAAGGCAATATTTTTGACAAATTATCAAGCAACCCAGCCGCGCAACGGCAAGTGCAAGCAATTCTAGGGTCAGCTGAAACACCAAAAGAAGAAGTTGAGCTTACGAATCAGATAGCTGCAGACGTAGGCGTTGCGCCTGTTAAAAAAGAAGAGTCTGCGGAAACAGATACAGAGCAAAAACAACAACCGGAAGATAATTCAGATCGCATTGCCGAACTGGAGGCACAGCTAAGGGAAATCCAAGCAAGACCCACCGCTGGGAAAAGAGGGAATGTTAATGCTGCTAGCAAAATACGTGCTGAAATCCGACGCCTGCAGCCCAAACCGAAAGACTCGAATGCTGGGCGAACCAGAGGAGAGCGCAAGTTTGCGCCGTTACCTGCCGTTGTTGAAGAGCAGTTAGCGCCTACAGTAGAGAACAAAACCAAAGAAGAAATTGATGCACTTACCGACAACGGTGAAGTTGTCGTTACAGAGGCCGCAGCTAATGCAATGTCAAAAGAGCTTCAACAGGAAGGCGTGGAGACGGTGGAGGATATTGTCAAGCTAGACCCCCGCCGTCAGATGTACATGTATGCGATGTTGGTTGCGGCTGCTCCGGAAGGAAACCGCCCAGCCATCCGTGATAAAATGACTAACATCTTAGAGACTGGTATTTCGGATCGCGGTGAATCTGTGCGCAAAACACAAGA